GGATCTGTACAACCATAAACAGGTGGGGGAGGACAACTACCAGCCCCGAGATTTGTGTGTTTACCGAGTGCATTAACGCTAGCTAGTTCTCCGCCAGCGCCACTAAGAACCATCGAATAAACGCTAGAAAATCCACCATTATTTGGCGAATTCCATACATTAACCCAACCTTGTACTCCACCTGGTTCACCCCATCTACCAAATAGCTGATAATAAACATTACTAATTTGTGATCTTAAATTCCCACCATCGGGAACATACATCGTAAAAGCAACACAATCATTTGGGTTTCCATGTCTGTTATAGTGAGCGGTTTGATATCCCATTTTAAATATTCCTTACTTTACTCCAAGTATTATTTTGATTGATATCAATTTCTATAGGAAAATTGGATTTAATTTCTACTGGAATATCGATATCGTCAATCTTATATAATTGAGATTGTAAAACTTGTTCTGGTACAATATTAGGATTATATACTGGCTCCGCATCTTTATACACACCATCAATTTCTTCAAGGTTCAAATTATCTGGTCTAGTATCAATATTGACTGTAGTCGTTCCAGTAGCAGTTACAGAACCACCAGATCCAACAGCTGTTAGAAGATATGTAATTCTAGATGGACCTAGTGTATTATATGTAATAGGAACATTTAATGCAGAATCAGAAACTACTGATCCAGTAGCATCAGTTTCAGCACTAGTAGCAGCAGTAATTGTGATAGCACTTCCAGTAAGAGTACTCCCGTCAATATATTCATAAGTTGGAAGAAGAGTAATACTAGTATTTGCATATTCAGTTGCATATGCAACTGTTATAGTATCTCCATAGTCAACTTGAGTTGGTGGAGTAAATGAAGCTGTAGGTACTTGCCAAACATATACAGTAATAGATGCAGGAGCAGATGGTCCTGCAGGACCATTAGCAACAGCAGTATAAGTCGTAGTTTCTAATGGAGTATGTGTAGATGAACTGGTTAAAAGACCATTTCCTAGAGGTCCCTCAGTCCAACTAATAGAATTAGCATCACCAGTAACATACCAAGTAAATAGTACTGGAGTACCAGTAATAACCCCAAATATTCCACTAGGAGGAATATCTGGATCTGTGAATACTACTGTAGGAATTATAAGCATGTTTATGCTTACTCTTCCCATTCCACCATCTCCTACACCAGCGTTAAAATTGCCTCTACTTCCTTTATCACCAACTGTTATAGTATGACTAGTTCCAGGAGCATATGTTATAGAGTCAATTAAATTTTGTCTGGAGAAAAATGCATATACACCTGCTCCTCCACCGCCACCACCAGTTATAGCAGCAGGTTTAGTACCATTAGAAGTGATGGTAAAGTTTCTAATAAAAGTATTACCACCACCACTAGTTTGAAACCAAATATCAAATCCACATTGGGATTTACCCCTAAATCCAGAGTGACTATATGTAGAACCAGCAGTACCACCACCAGCAGCTTGCTGAGAGTTTGATATACTATATGTCCAGGTTGAATCCTGGTAGCAATTATTAAAAGAAACGCTATAATATTTGCCGCTATATGGTCTATCACCATTTTGTCCTTCTGCTGACAAATTCTGCGGACTGACACTAATATCACCACTAGTAGTAGTAAATTGTGTTATATTAGTTTCATTATTAAACACATGGGTTGAAGATGCTGTATATTGTCTAGACCCATTATCACCATTACCACCTGATCCTCTAATAGTTCCGTTTATATTAGCACCATTACCACCACTACTTTTTGTTCCTGCAGTTCCACTTTTTGTGAGGAAGCTTGGACTATTCGTAAGACTACTCCACCCAAATGTGTCACTAGCAGTTCCTCTCACTCCACCATTACCATTTGTAGTATTTGCTTTACCACCACCAGCGGTGAATCCTAAAGCAACACTATTACCACCATTAGTACCGTTTTGTTTGCTTAATGATGCTGTAACTCCTTGACCACCTCCACCACCAGCCCACATTGTCATCTCTAACGAGTATACTTTGTCGGGAATGGTAAAGGCATTACCACCTGCTGCTGTAAAGTCTCTAGATTCTGGCATTTTAAAACTTGATTAGGTATTCTACAAGAATAAACGGTGTTGAAAGTTCATCTAATTTTTCATCATTAGAAACATCAACGTCAATAAATGCACTAACTCCACTCATATCAAATTCTTGCTGACCATAACCGTAAGTAAAGTCATGATTGTATTCAAATGGTCTAGTAATATTATGTTTGTGGATTGACTCGCGACCAAATTGTCTAACTTCATCAAGTTGGTTATATGCTCCACTATTACCAGAAAGATTTCCTCTATCTTTACCACCACCAAATCCAGTTTTGTGGTTAGCAGTATAATTCAAGAATCTTTGACCTGCAGTTTGGTGACCATGACCCTGGAAGTTCTCAATATTTAATTCTGTTTCTGAAGTAGATCTTTCAACATTATATCTGGGATTACCAATAAATTGGATAACAGACTGTTGAGTCATTCGAGCATTTCCGTCAAAGAATGATTCGATTCTATCTCCAAAGTTACTAACAATACTAACTTGTGGTCCAACTCTAGTTAGAGGGTTAGTTTCTTCAATACCACGATCAACAATATCATTACTGTAAATACCTGTTCCTCTACCACCAATAATTACTTTAGAACCTAGATCTGGTAACTGAAATTGACCTAGATCATTTATAGCAATATCAGGATCTCTGATAGAAGAATTATTTTTTGCAAATCTTCCTGTAGTACCTTCCCCAAGAACTCTAGATAATGCCAGATATTCTTTGCAGTTAAGAACGGAACCATCACAACGCAAATAACCTGCAGGAATTTTTTCCTTAAATTGAACAGAATCAGGATCATTTGCTGATCCTAAACCTGCACTAGAATGCACAATAATAGAACCTACAACCCCTCCAAATTTTCCTTTTTGTCTTGTATAATTTGCCATTTTAGTATGCTCTAATGAGATATATGCAAGTTAACGAAGGTTGAGCAGTATTCATATCTATCTGAAACGCTCCCTTATTAGATTCGTTATCAAGATCAGTATTGCCAGGAATATTAACTACAGGATAAAGTCTAGATATAGGTTTTAAACTACCTTGCTCAAATATCACAGTAAATGGATCGTGTGTATGTGCAAAAATTTGATTTTGGTCATCGAGTAACCAACTACTACCCGTGTTACTCAATAAAGTTCCAAAATAAGCAGGGGCGGGAGAGATTACACTAGGATCATAATCAGACAAGAAATTTTGCTGTGCTTGAGGAATTTCAAAATCTGTTCCAGATGCACCATATTCAACATTAGCTTCACTTGTCATCCTACCAGCAGAAATATTTCCAGCATTAAAACCATTTAATGATACAATAGGACTAGCAGAGACACCAGCAGGTTTAATATTAACAGGAGGATTTTCTGTATTAATACCAGCAACTACTCTTCCTTGACTACCACCACCAAATCCACTATTAGCAACTCCCTCAATATAAGAAAATCCTTCGCTTGACGCTCTTAAAACAATACCTTGATAGGTTTGAACAAATGCACCGTCAATACGGTCATAGGTCTGTGGATCATCCGAATCACCATCACTTTCAATATCAGTAACGGCACCCTTAAAAGAGTACTCAACATTATCCCATGGAATAACACCCAATCCTGGTTTTGTACCTGGATTGCTATTAATAGTTTCATATGCACCCGTATGTGGGTGTGATTGAATATGGGTGTGTCCTAATTTTCTACCGCCAATAAAGATAACTCTCTCTCCTTGACCATCAATAATAGTATTACCTTTAATAACACCTTGATAGTCATTTCTATCATTTAATGAAAATTCAACATCAGTACGTACATCAGTAAATACGGTTGGAACTGATTCGTCTCTATTTGCTCCGATATAAGGTTCGATTAAGTTTCTGGCATCAGGATCTGTATCAACAGCTTTACCAGTTCCACCAGCAGCTGCAGAAGCAAAGTAACCAGGTTCTAAATCCATTAATGCTTTACCATTAATTAAATTAGGAATATAAAACTTACCAGTATATGCTGGAAAATTGCCACCTAATTGAGATGGTTCTCCAGTAGTATTGTAAGTGTCACCAATTACCTGAACAAGTAAAGGAAAATCACGTCCATCTACTTGTGTACCATCACATATAATCCACCCCTTTGGGATTTCCGAGATAGCTCCTGTCCACGGCATAATGGTGCCGATGACAGCAGCTTTCATACTTCTTAAACTTTGATAGAAACTCATTTCCTTAAACGTCCATTAGATACCAACCAACTAAGGAACCTGTAGTTCCTTCATCACCATCTGGATCCGATGGTCCTGCATAGACTAAGGAGAATGCTGCAGATGGTGTTTGTACAACCAACTCACCACCGCTCCATCCACCATACTGTGATGGTGGAATACCACCCAAGAGAGTAGAACCTGTATTAGAGGTATCACCCATAACTTTAGTATTTGCAAGTGCTCTTACAATTAAAGTCTTGTTAAATGTCAGGGATCCACTTATATCTATAATGCGAATCGTATCGCCCATTTGAGCAGCAGGGAGAAGGAATAATGTACTGGAGTTTGTGCAGTTGAGGAAGTAACTACGGTTCACTTCACCTGTAATAACAGCGTCTGCTTTATACTTCCACTTAGGAGCACCAGTTGATGTAATGTAGTTTGGAATATTTGCAACAACCAGAGAACCATTATTGGAAACCTTGAATGCAGTCTCTCCACCAGAATTAACTGTTAAATCTCCACCGTTAATCGTTAAGTCTGCCTCAGGATTATAGTCCCATCCATCTGGTATATCAACACCAAAGTATTGACCAATAATAACAGGACCACCAAACGATGCTTGTCCATTACCAAGAGCAGAGAATGAACCATATACTTGGAAGTCACCAGAAGAATTATCAAATGTCAATCTTGGAGTAGTACCATCAACTCCATAGAACTCCATGTTACCACCGTTAATCGTTAGATCACCAGTTGCAGTATCAACTTCTAAGGTTGTTCTAAGTGGAGTGCCAGTAGCACCACCGTTAGTAATTCTAAACCATTGTGTTTCATTAATAGTAGAACCATTAATCGTTAATGTATTTTCTGTGGTTAGAGTTCCTTCAACAAAAGTATCACCGCTAGGTCCATCAACCGTAAACTTATTAAATCCGTTGCCAGCAAAGATGCTACCGAAGATGTAAGTGTTACCAGTTGTAGACTCAACCTTAAATGTCTCAGCAGCAGGGAAACCGCCATCATTAACACTAAGAGATTGAGGTGCAGTACTAATAAGATCAACAACAGAAACAATTTCACTAGCAGATAATCTAATGAAGTCTCTAGTAGAGATACTACCACCAAACTCAGCAACACCAATTCTGATTGTTCCAGGATTGCCACCAATTCCAGTCTCTGGAATATCAACATTACCATCTAAATCTATATCAGAACCAGTAATATATGAAGCAGCTGATTGCTTATTCAGTTTGGCAATTACACAACCATCAGGGTGATCAGTATAAGTTCCAGTTCCTTCTTGTCCTCTGGTAACAATTAGTCTGTAACCAAGTGGATCAGATGGGTTAGCAACGTTAGCAAGACCGAGAATACGAACGATCTCAGATTTTGACTCAGTTCTCAAACCAGTTAACTGATTAGGAGCAACACCTACAACATCAGGTGATGCAGAATCTCCTCTATCAATTAAGAGTAGATCACCAACCTTGAAATCAGTAATTACAGGTGTACTGATTGGAAGGATATATGCTGTACCAGCATCATTAGTTCCATTTACTTGGAAAGTAAGATCTACTGCTCCAACTCCACCACCAAGTTGAGCATTAGTAATTGTAAGAATGTCATCGTTAGTATATCCAGAACCAGGACTTTCGATTGAAATATCGATTGTGCCATCAAATCTTACAAGAATTGTAAATGTAGCACCTTCACCAGTACCACCACTAGCATTCAAGAATGTGTAAGTAGCAGGAATTCTGTTTGCATCATTTTCACCAGTAATATTATCAATAGCAGCAATTTGACCACCACCAACTAAGAATGCGGTAGAACCCCATGCTGAAACACCACCAGTATCAATTACTCTTCCAGTAAGTAGATATTTGTAGAAGTCAATATTTGGATTGTCAAGTCCACCAACAACATGAGGAACAATTGTTGTACCAAATCTTCCTCTTTCAATCTCAATAATACCAGCAAGAAGACCACCATCTAGTCTAATATTGCTTTCAACAACACAACTTGCGTTGACATTTAGAGTGTTTCTAACGACGGTTGAACCACCAGTAGAACCTAATGTAAATTTAGTTGCGTTAAGTGCAAGGTTAACAACATTAGTCTGGTCACCATCAAAGAGGTCAACAGTTCTAGTCTGAGTGAATATTCTAGATGTACTAGTACCTGCACCATATCCCGTACCAATCTCAAGTTCACCAGCAATTAGAGTCTGACGTGTACCAATCTTAGTGTAGGATGCAGTATTGCCCCATGCACCACCAAGAGTAATTTCACACTTGCTAGTAACATCATTACCAACACTTGCAAGATCAACAGTAGCATCTAGAGAATTTCTATGAATTCTTAAGTCAGATCTAGTAGCACTATTACCAATTTGAATAGTCTGATTACTAGAAGCATTCATGATGCTCAAATTCTGATCAATTGTGGTATTATCCATCAAGTTGAGAATTTGTCCTTCACCAGCAAAGTTTAGAATGTTAGCATTTTGTGGAATAAAGTTGAATGTATCGTTAGTGGTCGTGAGATCACCATCATTAACTTCAAGATCACCAGTAATTTCTAAGTTCTCGTGAATTCTAGCATCACCAACAACAACAAATGTCTTGTCAAGACTCTTATATGGGTTGACATTATCTTGGACAGCAGTATTAATACCAACTCTACCATCGTTGGTAGTCATTACTCTGAATGTTGCGATATCGCTTGGATTAGCACTATCACCACCAACCAAGAAGGCATCATCTTGATTAGTTTCTGTCTTGATGGTGCTGCTCTCATTCAACCAATTGTCAATTGTTTTACCGCTAATAAATGCATTACCTACAACATCTAGGTTTGCTCTAGGAATTGTTTCATTAGAAACGTATCCATTCTGAGATGCAGTATGTGATGCACGAGCAATCGTGTTAACACCAAGTTTAAATGCACCCCAATTTTCAGTATCAGTTCTAAGTGTTTCGCCACCAACAACTCCAACTTCTTTCCAGTTAGAATTAGAGAACTCTACATTTGCCTGTCCAGACTGACTGATAATACCACCAGCACCATTCCAACTAACGATATTAATTGCCTGAGCAACATTCACTTGGAAGTGAACATATGGGTTGTTAGGGGAGAATGCATCTCCATTTGGACTAGCAACTGTCCAGACAGCATTCAACTGAGAATTAGGATAGTTATTGAATCTAATCTGAGAACCAGAAGTAATTCCAATAGCACTATTAGAAACGTCTACACCAAACTCATCTTTAAATACTAGTTTGACTAGTTCAGTTCCAACAAACTCAATCTGGAAGATTTGATTGGATGGAATTGTATCGAAGAAGTTAGCATAAACCCAACCAATAGATCCAGACTTACCTACTTCCTTTCCTTTCAGGAGCATATCTCCTGCTTTAGCAGTAACACCGTTGTAATCAACGAACTGGTTACCAAATACTCTAGTTCCACCGCTAGCAACAAGTGTAGAGTTGTTTGGAGAAACGTTGGAAGGATTACCACCAGCAATATGAGTCTGAATCTGATATGATTGACCGTCACGTCTTGCATTAAATCCAAAGACAGCAGCTTGAATTCTATTCTTACTGAGTCTAATATCACCACCATTAGGAGGAGTGAAGTTAGTTCTATCAAGGGACTCATCCTGCTCGAAATTTGTTACAGGATCAACAGATGATACATTAGAGCGAATGATTAATACATCTCTAACTTCAGTTAGGTCATCATCTTGTACAGAAACAATTAGAGGAGACTGGAATACGTTCTGTTGTGAACCATCACCACCAACAACTGTAATATTCTGGTTAAACGTTACAGGTGTTTCAAATGATGTAACGAGATTTCCTACATCTTCATCTTCATCACCACTATCAGAAAGAACTGCTTGCTCAAGGAATGTCTCTTCGCCTGTAATAGCGTTGATCTTACGGTTACCAATATAGAGATCACCGTTGGAGTTTAGACCCGTGTAGAAGACAATACCAGCGTCTTGTTTCTTACTTTGGGCGTAGAAGTCCTCAGTAGGTGATAAGACGATCTCCTGACGCGCAGGGAGACCTGTGGAGTAGTTTCCTGGACCGAATCCAAGATACTCAAACGTATGGTTACCAGCACGAGCAATAGAGGGTCTTCTAAGTTCAACATAATACTTCTGATCAGTTAGAACAGCACTACTACCAGCAATACTAATCTTTCTTTGCTCAGATCCAGATACCGCGTTTCCTTCTTGTGCCTGAATGATATAATCTCTATCAGCAAATGCAGGTTGCTCAACTAAGTCAATTACACCTTCCTTAGTTACGGAGTTCTTATAATCGTTAGTTGTAACAAGACCATGGATGTAGTTATCAGCAGCACAGAATGTTGCTGGGGGGTCAACTAACTGAGATGATAGATCTTTCTCTTCTTGAGTTGTACCATTCTTCTGGAACCAAAGAGGATCGTTCTTATAGTTTAGAGGATAGAGACTGCTTACTGGTTGTGAGAATCTAAACTTCTTGAAGTTGTCTGCAACACCAGCACCCTGTGGGAATGGTGAGACATTACCACGTAAACAAGAGAGATAATAGATACCATCTTGCTGTCCTGGGATTCTTCTTGATAGAGTCTCATAATTGAAGACATAGAATGTATCTTCAATAATACCAGAATCCTCAACACTTTCAACATAGTATTCAATACCAGCACTATCTTGAATACGATCACCAGGAGTGATGGTATAAACGTTAGCGCCGTTTTGCTTGTAATAATACTCAGGATATTTTTTCGAGATTAGTGTTTTTAGAGGTAGCGATTTGCCCATATCCTGGTCTTCCAGCATATCAGCAAAAGTAGCACCCTGTTGGAATCTAGTACCATAATACTCACTAAACTCAAGTTTACCACCACGAAGGTTCTTAATGATAAGGTAATGCTGACCACCAACAGTCATGTAAGCATGAATGTTAGCAATACCAGAGGAATTACCAGTCCATTCAATTTGGTTTTCGGTGATGCTTTCAGTCTTATTAGATACAAACTCACCACCCTGAGGTGCATTAATCTTAACTGTAGTAAACGACTCATTTCTTAGACCAGGGAAGTTGAGAGTATCAACACCATGATCAAATACAGTCAATTCTAGATACTTTTTAGACTCATCTAATGGATCTGGAATATAACGTCCAGACTGAATAGATGCCTGAATACCCGAAGAGAACTTAGCAAATCCTGTGTACTCAATACCAGCACCAGTTTGATCCTTCTTGTATGGATCATAAGTATTTTTGAGGTTGAGTCCAGCATTTTCAATATCAGTACTAGTAAATCCGATGTACTCACCTGCTTGTATTGGGTTGCTGAAACGAGCACCATATACTGTACCAGCAACAGGTTTAAGTAGAATTTTTTGTGGTACTAACTTACGTGTGTCATCAGTTCTTGTCTTGATAACAAATCCATTAATAGGATCACGAACACCCTCAAGATACTTAGGAATGACATAACGAATCTTGTATGTTCTATCGTCCTTATCACGATCATCCTCTAAACGAGTAAACCATGTATCGGTAGTTCTTGGGCGATCACTATAATCAGACTGATGAATTCTCCAGAGAATATTTTCATCTCTCGTGCTTTGTGGGATAGTGAAAGATCCTTCATCCTTAACCTTAAGATACCACTTACCAGTAGTAACAATACCATTACTGAATGCTGGATCAAACTGTACAGGAGCTCTGCGCTTGTTAGCAAACACTTGGAACTCTTCAGCCTGACCAGAAGTAAATGTGATTGGGTTTACATTATTAATAGCATCAGCATGAGTCTTGTGAATTGTAATTACAGAGTCATTCTGATAACGTGCAAAGAATTCCTTGTTAGGATTAATTCTACCATCATTAGGATCAGAAGGATTAACTACTGCAACATCAATATCATTCTCGTAAGTTGTGGAGAGAATAGGTAGCGTAGAACTCTCTAGTGCTCTACAGAATACTTTCTGTGGTGTTACAGAAGAGAATGGAACGTCGAAGATGTGTGAGACATCAGTCAAGATACCAGCATTAACAGTATTCGTTAACTTACAAGTATACTTGTGTAGATCATACTTCTCGTCAAGGATGAACTGGAAGATATCAACTTCAACATTAGGATCAATTGACTCAGACTCAGAAGCATAGATGTAAATACCTGCTGCAGCATTCTCTCTTGAAGATGCAAGCATCAGTTTAGTCTGATCGCTACCGTTAAAGAATGTAGTGTTACTATAATCTCGTGGTTGTGTTGATCTACCAGGAGCAATTACATAGTAAGTTCTGTTTGTCTCGAAACCATTAGGTAGTCTAACAAGACGCTTATCAACATCAACATATTGACCTTTAGAAATATCAAAACGGGGACGTGGAACCAGTCTAACTGGTGTGCCAGTCTCGAAATCATGTGGGTTGGATGCACCATAACCACTAGTGTTAATAGTAAATACCGTTGCTCTAGATGCAAATGCACCGATCTGAGCAGTCTGTGCTTGTCTGTCAACACTACCAACACCGCTGTTAATAATAGTGGTGATGTTACCGATTAATGTTTCGATTGCGTTAGCAGTACCAGCACACTCAGGACTGTTTGCACTAGTCAGAGTATCTTGAATTACATCAGGGTCTGAGGACTCTGGTCCAACAATTACAGTCTTAGGTAGAGTGTCTGCCCACTGACCATTCGCAAACGTGAAGTAGAGTTGCTTAGTATTACTTGTCTGAGTTGCATAAACAATTCGACCAGATTCTAAACGAGAACCAATACCACCAAGTTCAATCTGAGTTCCACTTACAATTCTCTTGACATATGTGTCTGGTGGAATTGTTCCAGCAATACGTTGGGCATTATCTTGTAGTAGTCCATTTACATAAGCAGGGTTGACTGGATCAGTATTATCATACTCCTCAACCTTCATACCAACCAAGATACCACGAGTATCTCCAACATCAACGATTGAAGATCCACCAACAGTTGAACAACTGAATGCAAGGAAGTCGAAGTTTCTCATGGCAGCAGTTGCCATCTGTCCGACATAGTTCCATGCATCGATGGTCTCTGTCTTCTCGCCGTCGATATACTCTAGTTGATTACCAACATAGTATGCTTCACCTGCCTGAACAGAGTTGATATTACCACCAAGTCTAAGGTCAGATACAACAGCGTCAACGATGTAAGATACATCACGGAAACACTTGGATTGTTCAGCATCTGTAGTGAATGAACCACGATTAACTACAGGTAGTTCTGTTAAAGATCCTGTAGCGATTGCGTCACCAGCAATATCAAATAGGGTTTCAATTGTAGAACGAACGTTAGCACAATCCCACTCACCGTTGCTTACAGGTGGTAGACCATCTAGGGTAGCTAAGTTATCACAAATAATACTAATCAAAGTATTAACTGTCGCGACTACATCAGAACAGTTGCCTGCAGTATATTCAGTTGGTTGTGTAGGTACAGATCTGGTTAGTCCTTGCAAGTTACCTGGAACTGCATCATTTCCAATTCCTGCTATTACCATATCAATTAGGGTAATAGCAGCAGAAATTGCATCTTGGCATGGATTTTGCTCATCCCAATCATCTACGATTGTAGTATCAATAATCTGTAGTTCGTTATTGTTTCCTGTTGGAGAAACTCCTTCCTGTTTGATAACAGATTGAACAACATTTTTGACTTCAGTAAATACTGCAGCAGCTTCACTACGCTCGTTATCTAAGAAAGTTTCTACGCCGATACCATACTTGACGCAATTAGCATCAGCAGAGATGAATGTATGTGCTGAAGTATTAGTTGAATTACCAACGTTTACAGTAATTGTGTTATCATCTGCAGCAGTAATCTCCATCCACGTGTCGTAGTTGTTATCACCAATACTAGGATAAGCATGTTGTGTATTGTTACTATCCAAAGCACATGTGAATACGATACTCTGAGGTGCAAATCTAACATAGTTTCCGACAGTCATTTCATGACCAGGAATAGTTAGAATAGTTACACCACTTGCTGGAGTATAATCTACTGTGGTAGGAGTAAATTCTTTTCTCTCTTTGTTACTACCAAAGAAAGGCATTACCTTTGTTACATAGATTTCGCTACAGTCATATGCCTTATGGTTTCCACCAAACTTAACATTATACATGACCTGCTCAAGGACGTTATAAACATCATCGAGACAATCTTGCTCAGTATTACCTGTAGATGGTTCATAATTAGGATAAGCAAGGAGCATACGCTCATATGCTTCCTTAGCGATGAACTCTTTATTGTTCATCACAATATTATGAGCATCAGCAAATAGATCGCCAACAATTACAGGATCACCGTAGTTATCAAGAGTAACAGTAAGATCCTTAGCATAAAGCTGATTGTTAATTGCCTGGTTGATAGCATCTGCTAGACGCTTGAATGCAGTAATCGATGGTGACTCTTCACCAACCAAACCATTACTGATTGGGTTGTTAAAGCGATCAAAGTATGCTCTAGCAGCAGAGATAGTGAAAGCATTACCACCGAACCACAAGTCTTGCTGAACTGCACTACAGATGTGACCAATATCTCTACGGCACTTAGTCTCATTAGGAGTAAGTTCACCAAAGTTAAAGGTAACGTAGTTTGGATTAGATGGTTGGTTAACAGAATCTGGATTACCATCACTAATACATTGTGTAGCAATAGAAGTTAGAGATGCAACAGCATTCTGTACATCGGCACATGCAGTAGGATCATCATTTGGAACAACTCCATTACCATCACCATATACAGATTCACCAGGAATAATAGTAAGATCCTGATATCCACTATACTGGTTAGATACTGCCTGAATCATAGCATCTCTGGCAGCGTTGAATCCCCAAATACTTTCAGATTCTTCACCCTGCAATCCAGCAGTTACCCAGTTTCCTTGAGCATCAAAATACTTTCTGATGAAAGTAACAGTCCACTTGTTTCCTTGTAGGAAAATGTCCATCGCAACAGCATCAATAAAGTATCCAATATCTCTACGACACTTAGTTGTAGTTCCACCTGGGAAGTTGAATGTTGGGAACTGTGTTTGAATAGCAGCAATCGCATCATCTTGGATTTGATCCTTATTGCGTCTAATCAATCTATAAGCATCTTTGAAACGAGAGATGCCTGTGTATGCATTATCACCAGGGATGAAGAAGTCTTCATGATATACACTAATTTCTGCTAGTGCATTATCAAGAATATAATCTCTGTTATCTTGAATTAGATTGTAAGTAGTCTTAAATCTCTTAGCATCGATGTTTGCAGAATCAACAGTAACTCCATAACCACCAGCACCATTAGCGTCAATAACAGCAACAGAGTTAGTCCTAGTTCTTACAAATGTATGAGCAGACTGTGGGAGATGCTTAACAGCACCTGTAGTTGCACTAGCAAATGCATGAGCAGACTGAGGTAAGAACTTAACTGCATCTGCAGTAGCAGCCACGAATGTGTGTGGTGAGACATCAGAAGAAGTACCAACGTTAATAGTAAATGTACCATCTTGACGCTTCAAACCACCAGGAGCGGCACTTACAAATGTATGAGCACCCAAGTATGATGAAGGACCACAATTAATTTCAAATGTATTTGTAGTTACATTAGAAATTTGCAACCAGCGACCTGATGGATAGTCATAATTAGCGCGAGGATACGACTTCTGTACTAAATTACCATCTAAGACACAGGTATAAGTTAGTGCGTTATCATCTACTTTAACATAGTCTCCATCAGAGAAATTGTGATTAGCAACTGTAAGAGTAATTACACCAGTTGTTGCATTATAAGGTGCATCTGTAACGGTATGGTTAGTTTGACCTACTGCAGCAATAGCAATAGACTTGCCTGCAAAAGGATCAGCACCAGGACGTGGATATGAGTGCTGAGATTGATAGTTATCAAGACCACAAGTAAAGGTGAATGAATTGTCCTCAAGAACAACGCTTCTGCCAACACCTAAACCATGCTGTCCTACGGTAACAGTCATAAAACCACTAACAGGATCGTAAGTAGCATCAGATGGAGTGAATGTTCTATCTGTTCCTGCTGCACCAACTTGTACAGTAATTGTATTTGCACTAACAGATGTGATAGGCATAGACCTACCAGCAAAAGGATCAATACCAGGACGTGGATATGACTTAACGGATTGACCACCGTCCATCGCACAAGTGAAGGACAAGGAGTTGTCATCAATTACAATTCCCTCACCAACACTTAAACCATGAGTTCCAATAGTTAGAACTAATAGACCAGATGCAGGATTATAATCAGCATTAGTAGGAGTAAACTCTTGGTTAGGACCAGATGCACCTACATTACATGTAATAGTATCAGCAGTTAGAGAAGTAATTTCTAGATTATTTGAGTATGCAAGCTGACCATCTTCAGGTAGTGAGTGTTCAGTCTTGTTACCATCCATGGAACAAGTGAACGTGAATGAACCAGGAAGTAATTGGATTCTCTGTGAATTATTAAGACCATGGTTAACAGATGTTAATACAAAATCACCTGTTCCTGGGTCATAAGTTGCATTAGTTGGTGTAAAGAAAGCAACAGCACCAGAGTTACCAGATCCAGTTCTACCAGCGATGATAGGTCCGACTGGTAGATCAGTTTTTGAAGTATAAGGACTGTTAGGATCGGGATCATATAGATCTGCCTTAACATCCAAAAGGTTAGCAATTGCTTGCTTACAAAGATCTCTCGCTCTATCAAATGCCCAGATTACTTGCTCTTCATAACCAGCGAATGTGTCTAGTGTACCATCACCATTAAAATATTCTAATACTTTTTGTACGGTGTTATAGTTACCACCATCTCTCAAGTCTTCTGCGATAGCATCAACCATCGCTCCAATATCATTAGTACTGACGATAATACTAGTGCCTACAAAAGTCTCGATAAGAGAGAAATATGCTTTCTCTACAATCTCTTGTCTGTTATTGATGATCAGGTTACGAGCATCAAAGTATCTGTTTGCCTGAGGATCTCTACCTGGGTTAACATAAGAGATGTTCTGGAGTCTTGGATACTTCTCTAGGATATATCCAAAGACTTCCTCCTGGATCATGCGACGGTTGCTTTCAATTAAGTTAGCAGCGTCAGAATAAGTGCTGTTGATTGAGAATCCAGATGGATTGAGGATCGAAGGTGCAGCAACATACTTAACAAAACCAGTTGGTTCTAGGGTTACATTAAACTCTTCAGTACCACCAGAAACTGCTGGGTCTAGTCTAACATATAGTTTTTCATTAGTCTTAGCACCAAGTCTGTATCCATTAATAGAAACAGCAGGACGATCGAGAGGAGTAACAATATCTTCACTACCTAAGAACAACTTAGTGTAGTTGTTTGGATCTTGTACAGATCCTTGAATATCAACAGTATAATACTGAGTTCTAACTGTAGTTGCAGCACTATCCTCAACAACTTGTGGTGGAATAATATCCGTGATGTAACCACCTTTATCTTGGTTAAAGGCGAAACCTTTGAAACCAATAGCATGAAGTGATGTATTACCAAAGTTAGAGTTCGAGTTGGTGATAGACATATCACCACCACTTTCCATCAGGAAGTGATCAGCGAAACCAACAGCGAAGATAGAAACGTTCTGGATGAATGCATCTTCTGATGCACGAACGTGGAAGTTTCTCCATTCATCCTTCCAGTAAGAATCACCCTTAGCATGATAAGGAATAGTCGCAAATGCGTCTACTAGTGATGCTTGGTTCCAAGTGTTAGAATACTCATCATAACGGATGAATGCTCTATCATCCTTCTGAAGCGAAACGCCCGTATACTGAGCTATGACCATTGACTTAAAGCCTGTTGCCTTAAGACCATTTGCCCAGATTCCGCAAATACCCCACGTAGAACGGATAGAACAGTTGAAAACATACGGAGATGCAGACTCAACAGAGTCAACTTCCGCAAGAGTTTGCGCGTTCTGACCTAGTGCTGGTGTAGTATCTACACTAACAGTTTGACCAGCAGCAATACCTGTACCAATTGCGCTTACAACTTCAGGTACTTCGTATACAAACTTACGTGGATCGTTCTGATCAATAGATTTAATTGGAAAGATACCTTCAAGTACGGTATCAAGTTCCGTGCTAGAGATAGCAACAAACTGACCAGCAAAGTATCCGTGGTCAACCTTGGTTGTTACTGTAATCTCTGAAGTTGATGCTGCAATACTAGAAATAGTTGTAGCATCATTAAATGTGAATGACTCAATAACTCTAGAGTCAGATAGAGGTCCAACAATTCTGTTCTCTTGGACTCGGAAATCAAATTCACCTGGATCATCAATTGTGGGTTGATAATCAGAGAAACCTTTAGCAATCTTTCTGTAGAATAGAGACAACTCTTCTGTGTCTGCGTATTCAAATACAGTTAGTTTGTGGTGAGAATAGTTAGGAGCAGTCTTTCTAGTGAAATCATTAGGATCGTAGTAGACCTCACCAGTTCCTTCTAAACTATTGAATAGAGGTGATTCTGCAGTAGTCTGACCATCCTTAATAGTGAACTGCCAGAAGTAACAACCACCTGTTACGTTAAAGATAGCAGAACGAGGTACAGTTACTGATGCAGGGTCAGGAACATATAGAGGACGAACAACAGTACGGCGAAGGTCATAACCTACGAGAGATGAACCCCTAGGAATGATTGCACCACCCTCAGTATTGTTGAACTTATAAAGTACGTTATCTGGATTAGAGATATCTAGAATGGAATCATCAGTCCATTGATTATTTGCTTGGTCGAAACCAAATACATCAATACCAGTAGTATCTACAAGACCAGGACGGTTATCAATATAATGAATACCAGGCATCAGCATGATGCTGAACTGGTCAAACCTATCATTCTGGAAACCAGGCAGATACGAATATCTGGCAATCTCTAGAAAAGCACGTTGGATGCTCTTGAATGGTGTTACAGGTGAGTTACCTCTATTAGATAACGCATCTGTTGCGTTAAAATCATCAGGAGAAACATAAAGATACTTACCAGTTTTGCTGCTGATAAGGTTATCCAGACGTGTTAATGGCATGATTAATCTGACCCTGCGGTATATCTTTTATCCTAGGATTTAT